TAAATACAAACGAAGTTTAGAAACATAAATATCGCGGTTTGATTTCTGAGTTAATGCTTTTCTCACTGGCTCAGTAACGCCATATTCGTCCCAAAATTCGTCTGTTTGATCATAAGCAATCGAACAATCTGACATCGAGTCCGCAGCTTCTTCAGCATCCCATAGCGGGCAAGGAAGGGTGGTAACTATTCTATTTCTATCAAGCTCTTCGGCATTTAGTTTGCTCTCCCAACCTGGTTCTAAGAGTAATTTCTTCGCGCCTTCTGGACCCCAGCCATTTCTAGCTGGTGTGCCATCTTTTTTATTTTTACTACAACCTTTTACATTATCACCGGCATCTCCACCAATCCACTTAATACGAATATCGCAAGGTTCTCCATATAAAACATCGTGAGTAAAGTCATAAACAGTTACTTTATCTGTAATAGTTTGTCTCCAATCAGAGTCTCCTGAATACCCGACCAATTTTCCTGGATACGTTTTACAGAGCAGCCCCCAAATATCATCAGCCTCTAAGCCTTTATCTTGAACGATTGTGGCTCCAAGGGATTTTGCAGCATGCTCTAAGAGTAACTTGTACAAATTTTCCATTTCATTTGGTTGAGTTACAAATGGCCATGAAATTTTTGTACGGTTTCCTTTGTACACAACTGGTTCTATTCCACGTGCGGAGTACCACTCCTGTAGAAAACTTGTTCTCCAGTATGGGCCAATATCGTTTGCAAAAACGTAAAGACAATCAGGGTATTCTTGCTTAATGCAAAAAATTCTTTTCATTATTCTATGCGCAATTTCTTCTGGCTCCGTAGGATATGCACAAGCAATGGATCCGCTCATAATTGAGTATGACATATTTTTTGCGAAATTGCGCCAGTCAATAACAAGCATTCTTTGAAATTCTTCCATGACATTCTCCTTATTAAATTATTTTATGTGTTTTATTATCACGCACATTGGTTATAGTTTTTTGAGAAACTTCAAGCATTGACATAAGCTCAGCTACTGAATAAAATCCGCTGCGAATCATTTCTACTTGCTCTTTCGTCAGTTTTGCTTTTTTCCATACACTTGATTTCTTACCTTTAAAAATATTCCTATTTTCTTGCTCAGTCATCCAACAAAGGTTTTTAACTCGGTTGTCTGAGCGGTCTTTATTCAAGTGAGAAATAATGAGCTTTTCTTTACTTTTTGGTTTCGGTAGAAAAGCTTCTGCTACTAAGGCAGAAACATACTTTTGCTTACGAATAATAAAGCCTTTTATAGTTAAGTACAAAGTAACCGTCTTGATTCCTTCAAGGTTTACGTAAGGTTTTAATATTCTTCTTTCTGAGGCTACATCCCCTGCATCACTTACTTTGTACGTGGAACAAGGAATATCTTTCCACATTTTGGACATTTTTGACATACAAACTCCTGTAAAATTTAATGAAAAGGGAAGTGATAAAAATTATCACTTCCCTTAATTATAAGGGAAGAGCCCTTATTATCTTTGCCATGCTTTTTTCTTGGTGGCTACAACTGGTGCAACTGCTTCCTGTACGGGGGCAGGTTTTACTTCTGCTGTAGGAGTAGCGACAGGTGCAACTTTCTCGCCTGAAAGCCCAGCAGTTAATGCTTCAGCATCAAGTGTAACTGGACCAGATTCCATAGTTCCAACAAGCTCCAAAGATTTCGCAATGTCAATATTATTCCAGTACTGAATATTGCCTTTGGAATCTTTATTGGCCTGAGCCTTTCTAGAAACCACCAAGAATAATTTGTTCTTAATAGCCAATTTGTTCACGTAAGTTAAAATGTTGCCAGCAATGTCAACTAAGTCATCGGCATCATCGTAAATTTTATCTTCAGAGATCCCGTTTGCAACAAGAATTTCTTGCCACAAAGCGATGTCCTGTTCAAGATATTTTTCGTTTTTGGTTTGTACGAAAAGATTGAAAGTTCCACCTTCTGCTTCAGAAGCATCTAAAGCTACCCCTTCTGCAGAAAGTTCATCGCGTACCATGACCTTGATCATACCACGAAGATTTCCACTTTCTCCTTTCTTGTACTCACCTTCTCGTACTGCTACGATGAAAGTTCCCTCTCCTACCTTACTTGTTCCGCCCTGGCTTGGTTTTACGGCTCCGCTCTTAATCTTGGCTCTGAGTTCTGCGACTGTAGACATTTCGATTCCTTTTCCCCACAGGGGAAATTTTATTGTTATGGGTTAATACCCGTTATATGAATTCCGATTGACCTTTTGGTTTTTGATCTTCTGATCTCTTCCGCAGGTCTCTCTCTCGTTCATGTGTACAATATAACTAAAACAAACAGGAGATTCAACCTTTTTTAACAAAATAAATGTAAAATAAAGTTTACATTTATTTGTCTAGTTTAGTTAAACCTTAAAATGTGCCTTCAAAAGAGGGTTTTAGCTTTTCCCAATCTTTTATTGCACGTTCAGAATGTAGCCAAATTTCCCCATGATGTAAAATTTCAGGTTCACCTACTTGCATACCTTTCTCACCAAGAACTTTTTCTGCAGCTTTTTCCATAATAGCTTTTGCTTTTTCAGCAACTTCTTCAGCATTGTGCTCGTCTGCATACAAAGTAACGGCATCATGAAGGGTAGCAATAACAAAAAATCCAGCATCATCGAGATCCTTACAAGCTGTACGCAGTATTACACTGCCTAGACCTTGGATTGGCACATTTCCTGCGCTCAAAACCGATGGATTATCCGTGCCCATCCTCCAACCATCAGGTAATAAAATTGAGTTCTTTAATTTATACGCATTCCTTATTTCACCTACAATGTAAGAATAATCAGGATATGCTTCGTGATACCCTGAAACAAATTCTTCTCCATCCTCATCTGTAACCGAAATATCATGGGTGGCATCTCTGATTGCAGCGGCTACTGCTTTAGGGCTAGCTCCAAATTGGATTGAAAGGTTTAATGTCTTAGCAATACTTCTTGTTTTTTTATAAGGCTTAAACCATTCTTCACTTCTCTGTGCTTCCGTAGGTATAGGTAAATCCTTCGGGTACATTCCAGCAATTTGTGCATAATACATATAAATGTCCGATGAGGCATAGGCCTTTTTCATCGCAGTATCCCCACTTATAGAAGCAGCAATGAACACTTCTTCACTATGGTAATCTAAATCAATCACGACTTTACCAGGCGCAGGGTCTACTAAAATCCTCATCCAGTGAGGTCCTAAGAAACATAATGATTTTGCTTTAGCTGCATTACGGGCGGTCTGCGTACCATATGGACCGAAGTCTGGACGTTGTACGCAATCTTGACCGATATAACTTAATGCATCTACTATCCCTTCCTTATCTGCTGTGAATGCCCGTAAAGAAGAGAGATGACCTTGATGCCTTTGATATTGCTTTAGAAGATTCTCGCCAGAAGCATAACGATCAATAACCTTTTTAGAAGTATCAACTTTCCCCGTTTTCGTTTTAGGGAACTTTTCTATTCCAGCAGTTTTACAAAAAGTGTTTACGATATTTTCCAACATATCATTATCCTTAGTAAATGATCCTTCAACGTAAGGACTCTTCATAAGCATACTTTTCTTTAAGCACAACATTTTTTCAGTTAGACCTACACGATACAAAGGTTCTTGTGGATGCTCAAGGTTCCACTCAACTTTTGCTTTTTGTTGTAAAAGTGGTACAACCTCTAGAAGCCTTTCCAACCGGTCTGGGTTAAAAGGCAAACCTCTTTGACCATACTTAGCAAGTCTAGCGGCCCAACCCCCAAGCTCTAGTTGAATGTTAAATATATCTTTTGCAGATAAACTAATTCCAGTTTCTAAATCCCCTTTCAATACTTTGAAGTATGATTCTTCTCCTACTTTCTCCATTTCGTCAGTTAGTTTGTTTGCAAGTACCAATAAATCAGCAACGTCATCTCCATTATAATCAAGAATTTCTTGCTTATTGTTTTCTATATCTTTTTCAGTTCCTTTAATAATTATGTTATCTCTAACATGGTGCTTGACATCAATTGCCGAATTATAGTATTGGCGATTAATTGTATCAAAGAAATAACAGCAGTCTAGCATAGCCCACCCAGCTTCTTGCATACTTACTTCTGAGACATCATCACTTGCTGTAAAATCCAGATCTGACTTTACAGTCTCAATATATTCGTCATTTATTTCTTTCGCTTCATCGATCTCAACTTGGCTGGCCTTTTTACCTACTCTTTTGCAAGGAGGAACTGTAAAAATTCCAAAACCATTTTTCATTACCTTACCATAAGAAAAACGATAATCTCCGTTACGCAACCAACGCCATTCAAGCATCAAATCTCTCCACTTAAATTCATTTGGATCCAGACCTAATGCAGCAAAACATCTGGATTCTGCTTGCTGAATAGAATAACCAACAAAAATATTGTTCTTCATTGCATATAAAGTATCAATGAATTCTTTATTTTGTTCTCCTTTCCAAAGCCAAAAGGTTTTTGTCTTTTCATTTTCTTCATGAATCGAGGCTGAAATTAATCCCATATCTGCATCAGCAGGGTACTTAAATTCAAAGTCTATCGCACATAAAGTATTATTCTTAATTAATTTATGTTCAACTTCTGTTTTCACTCCATCAATTATCATTTTGTTTCTCCATCTTGTGACTGTTTTACATACAAAATATCTTCCTTTACACCATTAATATCAATCATTACTGGAATAATGTCTTTCTGTGAAAGAAGGTTTTTGACACTCCATCTCTTCCAAGGCCTATCGCCATTTGTGGTTTGATATCTATTAAATGCAGATAAAAATTTAGTTAGCTTCATTTGTTCGTAATTTTCTTGAGGACCATCCATAGAAATTTCCCAATTTTTATGTAAGCAAAAATTTGAAATCGCATCCATGCTTGCATATTTTGATTGAGTTTCTTCCATTTCGGACCAATATTTATTTGTAGAACAATAAAAACCTTTTGGGTCGTTTTCATCAATTGCTCTATAAACTTCGATTAAATCTTCCCAGTATTCATCTGCGGCTATATAAAACGTAGGATCTTTCTTTGCATCAACATTAAATTTGAATTCCCAAAACCGTCTCATACCTCCAGCATCATTTATAACATCATAAATATGAATATTTGAGCTAGAAACAAAAACTGCGCTTTGTCTGCGAACATCATTTACTGTGGTGTACATTTCTCTGCCGTCAAGCGTTTCAGTAGTAAGGGCTGCTTTAATTTTTGCCATGGCCCCTGCATCAAGGTCACCGGAGTTATTTTGTAAACTTTTTGATAGTGCTAATTCTTGAAAATCTATTAAGTATTTTCCGCCAATCATGGCTTTTGCGTCTGTAGCTGTAAGTAAAGAAGAAAGATTCCCATTCTTGGAGTAAGCCCAAGAAAAAGGCTGAGAAAGTTTTTCAAAAAATGTAGTCTTTCCAACTTTCTGCCGATTTGAGTAAATAACGAAAAATATAGGCATCTCTTTTTCAGTACGATTAAATATTTTTCTTTTTATTAAATACAGCATATGTTTGAACATTTCAATATTCCAGGGCGCATTCATATAATCAACGCAGTAAATATCAAAAATTCCTTTTATCCAAACGTCAATATCTATTTTAGAATTTGGGTCGAATTTTAATTTCTTTCTAACGGCCTCTTCTCGTTGCTGTGCTTGCTTTTCTCGTATAAGGCATATACAAGAAGAAATCAAGTCTCTATCCAACTTACACCCCAAAGGGTTTCCATCCAAGTCTTTAGGAATATGCTGATTGTAAAATGCAAGGTCAGTTTTAAGTGTTGCGATGAGACCATCAAGATTTTTATCGTAAATTCCTGAGTCCGTTTCAACACTCATCGTTCCATTTGCATTAAAAATTATATTATAGGTGTTTAATTTACTTTGTACCCAGTCACGAATATCGTCAAAAATTTCTTCTGATTTCCCTGATTGTACACTCTCCACTTCATTTTTTACATTATCGCACCATTCTTTGAAATCTTCTGCCGTTGGCGGATATGTGCCATCTTTAAGCATTTTACTTGAAACTGCAAGGTAATCAACTGCTCTAAAGTTTCCCGTAACCTTAAAAACTCCCTTTTTATATGTTAAATTGCTTTCTAGCCACTTATTCATTTCTTCTGTGAAACCGTTTGTCATTTTTTCTCTTCTCCTTCTAAGCTAGCCTTTAGCCAAGAAGTTAAAACTAAATGTTTAAAATCCTTTTTATTACTTAAAAGTAAAAGTAAATCCTCGACATTTTTACTTTTCTCTTTGGGTGGGTCTTCCCTAAGTCTATCGTAAATCACTTTTTTGAACCCTTCTTGCGAAAAGTCTATCTCGACCAAGGTCTTTTTCTGCGTTAGAAGCCACTCTACGCTCAAAATAACGTTTTGGTTAGCAAGTACCCACCCTTTATTAATTTTGCTCTCTAGGACCCACCTAGCGGCTCGCTTAAACTCCTTTTTAGGAGCATCTTGTGAATGCTCCCTATTCTTCGCATTTTTAGCTTGCATGTAAATGAATTCAAACTCCTCCACAGGCATACCCAGTATTTTCTCTGAAATGGCTACAGAAGAAATCTTGGAAAGAGATTCTTCTCCCTTCTGTACCCATTGTAAAAAACTAGGCGGTATGGAAATAGCGGCTATCTGTCGCTTGAACGCTTCTTCTTTAAATTTTCTCACAAATCCTCCTCGAAAATGCAATTCAAAATGTATATACTTTTTGAACCACTTGCAAGACTTGGACCCTATGTATTTATGTAAACTTTTGTTAACACAAAGTATACATATATTTTCTGGATTTTTAATTGTATATACATTTTGAGTATATAAGAAAAGTAAAGAATTCTTATATATCTTCCTTTATTGAGGCACCACAGCGGTGTTGCCTTTTTTTGGCACGCCCTCTAAAATAATCGGACACTTCGTTCAATTATTTTTTGGCTAAATTGAACGAATTTAAGCACATTTTTGATTCGAGTTAAAAATATATTTTTACAAAAAAAAAATCTCATATGGGAGGTAAAGTTGGGGGTCTAAAAACCCATTTTTTCCCCTTTTTCATTAAAATCTTTTGAACCGACCTAACGGTTGGTTCAACCAAAATACATTATTTTTTCCCATAAAAACACCCTAACAATGTAAATTTTTGTTAACATAAAAATTCACATTAATTGTAAAAATATATTTTAATAAATGACCCCAGAAGGGTTAGTCAGGGAGTACCTTGCACAGTCCATTAAGTGATTTTTTTCATCGATGGGGGTGTCTAAATATAAGCCAGAAGTCTTATCTTTATCCCAAACGTAGGAAGAAAATTCTCCAATGGTATTTTTGCATTCAGGGCTTACGTGGATCTTATAATCTTGCAAAATTTTTATACCAGAGACAATTGAATTTTTTCCTTTAGATGCTTCCCTTGCCCCAGTTATACCTAACGTCCGCATTTCCTGGATTTCACGAGGGTTGGCAGAATCACAATAAAATATTTCTTTAGTGAAATTTTGGCCCTTTATCCAGGTAACTAAGTTTTGTATAGAGACTCTCGTCTCATAAAATTCCTTGTAAATCCAAATTTCCTTGTGTTCTTCGTCTTTTAGCGAGCAGAGTACGCAAGTAGGGTCAGTCCAGCCAAAGTCTACGCCAAAACATTTCTTGTATTTACTGGACCCATAAATTGATTTTTTGAATAATAAGTCGTTTACACTAAAGCTTCTAACGTCCCAGTTATCAAAAACTAATCCTTCTGAGACTCCCCATTCTCCTTTACCTACTATGGCAAATTTGCGGGGATTGGTAATTTTTAAGTCTTCTATAGATTTTACGAACTCGGCATCTAAAAAGATATTTTCTGTGTAATTTTTTGTACAAGCATAAACATTGTCCGTAGGGTTGTCAAAGAATCGCTTTTTTATCCAGTGCTTATCAGACCAGGGATTTAGCATCATGATGACTTGATAAAATAACCCATCAGGTAAAATACCTCGTATAGATAAATCCAATTTATCAAACTCATCTTCAGAGCGAATTTCAAAGGCTTCTTCGATAACAATCCAACATAGCGGAGTTTCACCAGATATAGAGGTTAATTTGGAGGCATCATCAAAACCCTTAAAGATTATTTTAGCTCCACTCGCTTTATGTTGAAATTCAAGTGGGCTCTTTAATTTCTTAAAGAATTTACCTACATGCAAAGCCTTGATTGCTTTTAGTACTTCGATATATGTAGAGTTTGCATGGGTGGCGTCATATTGTCTAATCACAAGAACTGTAGGACAAATCCCAAAAGTTTCCCAAAACCATAACATTCTCAAGATTATTAGCCTGAAGCATGTAGTTGATTTTCCTGATCCACGCCCACCTTTTATAACTAAATATCTTTTTTGGCAATTAATTACATCGTCATAATGGGGTCCAAAAAGATCTCTAATTGATAAATTCATATAATCCTTTTTACTTTATATTAAAAATACCAAATTTTCAGTATATTAATTTGTGTAAGATTAATTTATATGAAGAGGCACTATGTTACGCATGGAAAATTATGAAAAAGTCTTATCAACCCTTTGGTTTGATAATTTTACTTCATATCGTTCTGTTAAAACAAAGGATCCAATCACCGGTGAGACTTCTACTACGACAATGCCCATGGTAACTAACAGTAAATGCAGAATCTCTTTTCCTACATCTGATGAGCCTACACAAGATAATGATACTGCTAATATTATAAATAATAACATCGAAATAATAACCTATTATAAAGCTGATGTATTAACAGGTGATCAGGTTGAAGCAGTTAGAGTTGATAGAGATGGTATCACACCTTTAGCTACATACAAAGGAATTGTAGGTGAAGCTAATATATATAGAGGGCACAAAAAACTTTTATTATCTAATGTGAAAGTTTCTGGAGAAGATGCATGACCTTAAAAGATTTTATAGCACGTATAAATACTTCTGCAGAAAAGATGCCAGAAAAAATACAAGAACTGGCTTCTATGGAAGCTCCATTACTATTAATGGATGTAAATTATTTTACACCAGTAAAAAGTGGAGCATTGAAGATTGGAAATAAAGTTAGAGTTGAACCAGGCACCCTTATTATTAAAAATGATCTTGATTATGCTTCTTCTGTAGAATGGGGGCATAGAACTAAAAGTGGAAGTTTTGTACAAGGTCAATACTTTGTACAGAAAGGTATTTCTCTTTGGAAACAGAATTTTGCCATTAGACAGAAAAATTTTCTTTCTAAAACAATTGGAAAAGATATAGGAAAATGAATATTTTTACTTTATATGTAAATAGTGGAGAAAAATAATATGGCTTTAACTCAGCTTTTGAATGGTGCAAATTTGACTGATGCAATCTGTATACGTTTGAATACCTATTTTAATTCAACGCAAGGCGCCTCAACCTATACACTATATAAAGAAGCAATTACTGAAGGCATAGATACTCCTTGCTTTTTTGTTAAGCAGGTCACGCAGCATGTAGAAAAATTAATGGGACCAAGGAAAGAGAAACAACAAACACTGGATATTCAATACTTCCCATTAGCTACTAATCTTACAAAGATGGATAACGAACTTCATTTGGTTGAAGATTGCTTATATGAATGCCTCGAAGAAATTCCTATTACGGTTTTGGCTTCAATTAATAAAGAAGATTTAACTTTCACTACACGACTTATCTCGACTCAAAGTGAATTTTTAACATCACAGATTCAAGATAAAGTTCTTCATTTTATGTTGCAATGTAATATACATTATGTTAATGTGCCAGTTGCTGTTGCTATAAATATGAACGAATTAGCTTCCTATATTTGTTTGAATGCTGATCACGACATGTCAAGCAATACGGTTATGTTTAATGTGAACAAAGGAAGTTGATATGTTTACATACAAGTTATTAACAATTCACAATTTTACATATAAAGTAATTATTTTATGTGTAATAGCTTTTAGCGAGGTATTATGATAATTCCATTTTTTACAAATAGGGCTCCTGATGGGACAATCATACAGAGGCATATAACTGCAAACAATTTTATTGGTTATGAGAAACTTGATTTACGCATTCAAGATGCAAATCTCATTCCAACAGCAAAGTACGTCTCTGCTAGAATTTCTGCATATTTGAATTCTCCTCAATATAAGGCGGCATCTGATGCAGAAGAATACTACAATACACACAACATCACGATTGATAAAAAGCAACGTGGGTGGTATACACGTACTGGACAATTTGTTCCTAGCAAGCAAAACAATTCTAAAATTCAGCATCCAATTTTTAGGACTATTGTTAATAAAAAAGCAAATATTGCTTTAGCTAAACCAATTTTAGTTAATGCGTCTGATGATAAGGTTGGGGCTTCTTTATCAAAATATTTTGATAAGAAGTTTTCTCAAAAGCTTTGTTCTTTAGCAAAGAAAGCATATGTATTCGGAAAGGATTGGCTTCTTGCTGAATATGATGCAAATAATAAACTTTGCTTTAGAATGGTTGATAGCACACAAGTTATTGATACATGGTCAGATACTGATCACGATGACCTGCACAATCTAACTGAAATTATTTGGTTTGGTCATTTGGAATATATACAAGAAAATGGTACACTGTTGAGCCAAAAGTTTGCAAGAGTTTATCGTAATGGATTAATTTATTTGTATAAATCAGATGCAGGATTTGAGACGCTAACTTTTAAAGAAGTTAAGCCAATTATGCAAGTGGAAGGAAAAACAGAATCTTGGGAAACCCTTCCTTGGATCCCATTTACTGCTTATATGGATGAACTTTCACTTATAAAGCCTTTAAGACATATGATCGATGCGTATGATGAAACCTCTTCTGATGATCATGATCTACTCAGAGATGTCCCTAATGTAGTGCATGTATTTAAGGGGTATGCAGAAGATGATCCTGAAACCGCGACTAAAAGAATTCACGAGACTCGTACAGTTTTTCTAACAACTGATGGGTCTTATACAACTGTTAAACCTGAAATTAATCTTGAAGAAAGTGAACGGCACCTTACAAGATTAAATAATGATATTTATGATTCTGCTTCTGCAGTTGATTCTAGTAAAATTGCACTTGGTACCATTTCTGGGATCGCAATTAAATTGAGATATCAAGATGCAATTTTTGATGCACAGGAACTTTGTACATGTTTTGGAACTTCTCTAGATATGCTTGTTCCTTTTATTCTTATGGACCTTAAAATAAAAGGAGAAGCAATTGCTGAAGATGTTACAATGGACTATGTTTTTAATTTGGATCTCGCAATAGATGAAACGGAAGTTATAGATAATTTGAAAAATTCAGAAAATATACTTTCCAAAGAAACGATTCTCGAAAATCATCCTTATGTTAAAGATGCAAAAATGGAACAGGCGAGAATTGATAAAGAATCTGAAGAGGAAGTTCAGCAACCTCCAGTTTTACAGGAAAAGGTAAATGTCGAAAAAGCAGCCAATACAGACACCACGGTGGAAGAGTCCATATAAAGTAACTGGAAATAAGCCAAACTCCGGTGACACATACACACCATTAATAGATGGTGTAGTTGGAGAAAAATGTGGTGAATTTAAACCTCCTGTTAATTTATATGAAGAAATAGTTACAGATAGTGGGCAAAAATGTGAAATTGATGATCTTAAACTTTTAGAAGAACTTGATGAAGTTCTTCAAAGACAGCAAAATACTAGTCATTTTCTTCCAGAAACAATAGAAATGCTTCAAATTTATGCTTCTCGTGGGCTTTCTGATGATAGCTTGGCTATGATGCTTGGCGTAGATATAGACGAATTTCGTGTTTTAAGGGCCACAGATCCATGTATTGAAAGAGCCATTATAAAGGGTAGGCTTCCACTTGTTCATGCCATAAATATAACTATGTGGAAGCTGGCTACAGGTAGAATGCCTGTAACGGTAAAAAGATTTTTGAATAGCCCAGATGGAATTGAAACAGAAGTTACAACAACTACTGGAAAGATTGATTTCAAAACTTTAAGATTGTTAGCTAAAAATTTTGCTGGTTATGTTGATGACCCTTATGTTAGTGAAAAAGATAGAATGCTGCAAAAGCAAAAAGATCAAGAGATTGCTTTAAGGGCTCTATAAGTATATTCATGGAATGAACAAAGATGAATTTAAACTTTATATGCAAAAGCAATCTCAGTGGTTTCGTGATAACACTGATACAGCAATGCTTACCATAGAAGAGCTAAATCATCTAGCAACTGAATATAGGGAAAATTATGAACGAAAAAATAAACCTCTCGATCCCTGGTAAAATTAAAGGGTTTTTATATAAAGCCCCTACAGCGATATTCTATGAGAATGGAAAATTGTCACTAGGTAGAATTATGCTTATTATAATCTTTATTACTTTATATATAATGTGGATTAGAGGATATATTTCTGGTTCAGATAAAGTTCCAGGAAGCATGATAAATGTTTTCTATAGTTTACTTGGTTATTGTTTTGGAACAAAGTTTGCAGGTGTAGCCCGCAAAGTGGTAGATAATAAGAAAAAAGAACAATTAACTTCAACTGTGGAGGACCCAGATGCCTAATTCAATGCGACCATCAGAGAATGGGTATAAGTTACTTAGAGCAGAAGAAGGGTGCATACTACATCCATATTTATGTAAAGCAGGTAAGGCAACGATTGGCTATGGTTGCACATATTATGAAGATGGTACTAAGGTTACTATGCAAGACCCTAGCATCACTATGGAACGTGCAGAATCTTTGCTACAAATACTTGCTACGGATATAGGTAATAAAATTTATGATATGTGTGATGTAATTCTTACGCAAAATCAGTTTGATGCGTTAGTGGACTTTGCCTTCAATCTTGGTATTTCTGCTTTACAAGGTTCATCTTTAATGAGAAAAATAAATAATGGGTGGACCCCTAGAGAAGTTGCAGATGAGTTTGAACGATGGTGTTATGTAAGGGACCCCAAAACCGGCAAGAAAAACAAGGATGCTGGAGTCTTAAGAAGAAGATTAACTGAAAAAGCATTATTTATAAGCTGAGGAACACATGAAATACAAAATAAGCATTATAATAGCTATTACTTTATTAGTAATTTCAAACATAATTACATATAAATTATCCAGTAAACAAGATACTCAGATTGTAACTAAGACTGAATTGGTTACTGATAGTACCCAAATTAAAGTGTTAAGCGATAGTCTTGCTTACCTAGAAGCTTCAAAAATCAATGTTAAATTAAACATAAAATATGTACATGACACTCTAGGTAATACTATTATAACTTATGATTCTGTGGCTTCTAAAATTGATACAGTTATATACACTAAAGTTGTTCACGATAGTTTATATGTGAATGATACTTTATATGTAAAAGACTCTGTTTATAGAACAGCAATATCTGTAGAGAAAAAATGGAAAATTGAGGGTGGAGTATTTATTGATCATGGAATTAATTTGGATAAAGATTTCAATTATGGTGCAAAAGTAGGAATTAAATATTTTATATGTAACCCTATTTATATTGAAACCTATACACAAAAGAATGGATTTACTGACAATAAAGACTGGAAAATAGGATTTAGTACAGGTATTTATTTTTAACTATTTACTTTATATGTAAATGTGGTTTATAGGTATATTTATGGTGAGGTATTTTAATGACGTTAAGTGAATTCACAAAAAATTGGACAGATTTTTCAGCTATGGTGACAGCCACACTAGCGCGTCAAGATGCCACTTTAGATAAGCGAGAAGGCTCAGTTCTGTATGATTTTGCTTCACTCACGGACTATAATATTACTTCTTTTGCTATAGAGATAGCAGATCTTTTTGAACAAATGTTTTTAACCTCCTCTACTGGAACGTACCTTGAACAACATGCTGCCCGCTCAAACGTAGAGAGACATAAAGCCAGTGCATGCACACGCAAAGCATATTTTTATAGTACAGATGATCTAGAAACAATTGTATATCCAACCATACCTTTAGAATCTAGTTGGAGTGGACAACTTTCTGATGGGTCCAGCGTATCTTGGCTATATAAAGAAAGAGTAGATGACACAATTGATTATGAAGTTTTTGAATGTCAGGTTACTGGATCCATCGCTAATGATGAAGAAATTACACTAACTTCTACCACTTATGGAACATATACTGTAGTTTTACAATTAATTCCATTAGTTTATGGCGAGGATGATGAGGATGACGATGCATTAATTTTACGAACACAGACTGTGGAAAAGACCCCTGCATATGGTGGAAATCGCACTGACTACAAGGAAAAAGTAGAAGCAATTGAGGGTGTTGGAGGAGTGCAGATTTATCCTGCATGGGCTGGTGGTGGTACCGTCTTGCTATCACTTTGCACACCAGAAGAAAGCGATCCCGAGGTGTCAACATACTTAACAAATTCGGTTAAAGAGTTAGTTGATCCCGTTGATGCTGCTGGTGAAGGTGTTGGGTATGCACCTATTGGGCACACAGTTACAGTACAAAGTGTTACTTCTGAAACGGTTAGCTTTGCTATAACAGGTGTTGCCATTGCTAGGTCTTATCAACAAACTAACGTCGTGGCCGCTATAAAGGATGCACTAACTGCTGCTTTTACAGAAAGATTTCATGACCAATGGTCAACATACGATTCGGTATCCTTTGACTATAATGATGGATTGGCTTTGAATGAAATTGAATATATTATTATGAGTGTAGCAGGTGTAAAAAATGTTGCAGGTACAATCACTACTGTGCAAGATGGCACATCTACTGGAACAAATGGATATGCTGTCGGCCTTGATGCTCGCGGTGCTTTCAAAAAGCCAATCTTTGATGCAACTAATACGACGGTTGCTTTCTTAACTGCGTAAGGGGGGGATTATGGCAAATTTTTCCAACATCGCAGATACACGAATAGTTAGGGTTTACGAACAAATTAATAATTTGCCTTCAAAAATATATGGAAAATCTGTGGAGGCTATTTCCCATTGCACAGCCACAGATGTTGACTTTAAAAATTTTGCAGAAGATATTGAGAATATTGCTACTGAAGCAGAAGTCACATCGATTGTGGATGAAGATGGAGCTACATACTGGGGTGATAGACTTGGTATTCAACTTGCTGTTATTACTGATGATGCTGTAGCTACTGAATGGGCAACAAAACTTGGTATCACTTTGGTAGGAACGACCCTTGCTGAAAAAACATTAGAAATTCACAAAGCACAGCTCATCACTAAAAATGGCTTCAATGTACGCTATACTTGGCCATGGCTTCAAAGGATGATCGATGACTATGTGGGTGATGGAAATTACACACTATCTTTAGACGTGCAAACTTTTACTTTGTACTTAGCGACTCCTGATGCTTCTATCATGTGGGCAAGTCAAGTCACATGGCTTGTAGATAAAGTTTTACCTTGCAATATTGGCTACTACTTGATACAACAAGCCTCACAGACTTTTGCAAACGTGCTAACCTCTACATATAGTGACACTGAATATTTATATTACTTGAACTATTGGTGCTTAGGCCAAACTCCTTTTAGGAAGGTGCAGTCTTGGTCGGCTCTTGCAAGTACCACAGATACTGATGAAGATAAGGTCGCTGCTTGCTTACGCAATGCGATATCATATGCTCAGTGGAATAACGCCTACTTATGTACACTTGAAAATTATGTTTATGATTCAGTAGCAAATACGATCACGATTTCTTTACTTATCACTTTCAACTTGGCGCATGAAGATTGCACACATATAGCGATATATGCAGATGATGATACTTTACTTGCAGAGGCCGATGTTTTTATACCTTTTTCTAATACCCACTCACATGTAAAGTTTCAGTGGGTATTCTCCCTGGAAGGCTTATGATCTCAACTGTATATCAAGTATGGGCATATAAAGCACTAGATCTTTTTAAGAATCTTCCTGTAACCGTGGAGTATCAAACATCGTATACAGGCACCGATTGGATCTATGGCTATATAGTGTCAAGAAGTTTTACTACGGATCATGCGGAGTTTGTAATTAGATGCTTCCCACAACAAAGAGTTATTACAAATCCAGTGGAAGGTGTTACACGCATACGACTACGGGCGATGTATGGCTCTGAGGTACTACAGTGTGTGGGAAATTCGGCAACAATTTTTTCGGACAACTTGATTCCTATGGAAGTTAAGTTGTACATAACTTGGACACTCGGATAGAGTATCTTTATATAGAGGTTTTTAATATGGCAAACAATCTTTCGATAGCATATTGGGATGATGTAAGACATAACTGGAGTGATTCACTTCCAGATCCTGATGTCATTACAGCACCAGATTTTAATGGTTTGAGTAATGGCGCGGAAGAAATAAAGTGGCGTAGTTCTGTTTCTAGAGTAGTTACAGGAGCAGAAGCACTCGCACTCTATGGTAGTGCTCTAGTAGCTGGTGAAAAACTTTTTTTCGAGGCTGTTTCTCTTTCACTTAAAGACACAAATATTTCTAGCACGAATCGTGCGCACGTTGTAAAATTTCATTTAGCTCGTGGACTTGATGAACAAATAGTCACACTAAAATCGTACAAAGATGCCAGTTATGAAAAAGTTGACATCGACTACGGCATAGATAAATTTGGTGTTATTGCACTTGTTACAGGTGCCAGTTCTATAAAATTCCGCTTTGAAGTTCCCGTTACTGATGCTACTGAGTATTACTACTGGGTGGAATGTGCGAATTCTGTGCAAACTGTCTTTGGTGCCGCTGCTTATGCAATGACAGCAAGCGAAACTACTTGGCTTAATCTTACGAATATTTTTGGTGGTACTCTTGGTGATCATCGAGGGTTTTTAAGCCACTACTACGACTATGACTTTAATGAGTGGCGTGATGAGATAAGACCTGATAAAGTTATTTCAACTGAGATCATCACCGAAGATCTTCATGTGACAAATGTTTTTACCGCTAAAACAATGACGGTGACTGAGGATATAAATGCAGTCACGATCACTGCGGATGGTATGTATACGGATGGAATTAGTGCAGGGTATGTGTCCACAGATGAAATTTTGGGGTCAGATATCAGTGCATCTTCCTCTGTGATATATGCTGGTGGAAGGCACTATCAAAGCGATATCACTAAGAGGATGCACCACATTGACATCCAAGCGAGCGCGAATTCTTCAGGTATAACGACTGGAACTCCATTTACACTTATACATGGATATATGTTTGGTTCAGTGCAGTTTCCTTTAGCTGGAACGCAGACGCAGTATGTGAAGACTGATCAGCGTATTAGAATTTGGCTCTATGCATACTCTGCATCTAACACATCGGGTACAAATTTCACATTCAATTTGACGGTGGATTATTTTACTGCACTTGGTCTGAGATACCTAAATGGCGACTTGGATGAAGCATCAAAAACTGTTACCCTTACACCCGCTGGTACACCCGTCTTTGATGCAGGTGGCACTACGCAATATATGTGGTCAGGATATGTTGATATTTTTGATGTGGAAAGAGCCACTACTGATGTGATTCCTGGCTTTGTGACACTAACTTGTACAAGTCCGAATCAAGCTGCAAATAGCTTGAATGGTTTCCTTGAATGGGAAAGTTACGACCACTACAAGGCATAACACACAAAATAAAAACCCTGTTACATATAAAGTAGCAGGGTTTTCTTTTTAATTATTTTTAAAGCATAAAGATTTCATGAATGCTATCTGAGCGTTAGCACTTTCCATATACTTATCTTTTTCAAGTAGATATGCTCTTTGCCAGTTTATAGCTTCATTATAATTATCTACTTGTGTTAAATTCCAAAAACATTTATCAATTTCGTCTATTGTAGCATCAACTTGTACACTATTTTTACAATTATCATAGGGTCCTGGAATAGTGTTAAATTTAGTCCCAATAAACACGCTATCAGTTGCATAACTTTGTAAAGCTTTTATGTCACTTTTACAAGAATTAAACCAATTTTCAACTAGCGGGCCTATTTGGAAATCAGCATGAATTTCACGCAACCTTCTAGGAAAATCTAAATATCCAGAGCCAGGTATAAATTTTACCTTATCTTTTACATCTTCTAAGAAATCTGGACAACTACCCATCCACATAAATATTATTTTGTCTGCAAGGATATTCTTTTTCAAAAATCCTAACCAATTTGGACTTAGATCTCCAGAATCACCTTGTATGTAGTGACTTTTACTTCCAGCATAAAGAATGGTTGGTTTCTCTAGGGTTTTAAGCAATTGTCCTTTTCTTGAAGAACCATATAGATGTAAAGGAATAACGTTTTCGATGAGATTTATTTCACCTTCGTAGCCCAAATCTTTAATGCACTCACCTAATGAGTTTGTACTAACATTTACTGCATCACACATATGTATAATTTCAGATGCAATGTGTCCAGCTTTTCCATCACCATATAATTCACGCACAGGCAAATATTTTGGGCATTGCCACTTATCAAAATTAAAAATCATATCATCTATATCATAGATTATTTTGTATTGAAATCTTGACTTTAATTTGAAATATTTTGAAACTATTTTTAACATTTGATTGGTATAACAACGTTGTACAAGAATAGCACGAGTTGTCTCCAAAATATTCGAGTCAAATATCGGTCTTGGGGAAATGATTGGCAAAAAGTTTTGTTCTACATAGTGGGTACTAAGCACACGAACCCTATCTATAAGTCTTATATACCCACAAGCACTGAAATCGCACGGTAATACGATAACTGTATTTTTTAGTGAAGCTGTTTGTTTATTTATCATAGTTCCTCTTTTTTTGTTTTGATTCAATACTCTCTTTTTTCATGATAGAAACATATCCCCGTTTTGCCTTTAGTCTTAGTAAATTTATTTTATCTTCGATTTCACTTTCAACTAAAGAATTCATCAATGTTCCAGAATTTATACTTCCAGAACCAGATTCTTCCTGTAAATCTAAAGATGTGCAGGAAAGGCCCCATCTTTTTTTCTCCATGAACATTTCTTTTCTTATATAAAAGTAAGCAATATTTGCAAATGTACCCTTTTTTGGTTCATATTTCCATACAGCTTTTTCTATTCCGATCAAACCTGCAGCAATTAGATCGAATACTGTATACAGTTTATGTGTAACGTATTCTTTATGCCCTATACTGCACACTAAGCACATCAATCCTTCTTGCAATTTGCGTAAAGAATTTAAATTACCAGCTTTATATTCCATAGCAAACCGGTGGTTATCAATTTCAGAGCTTACTGGCAGTAATCCCACAGCTTTCGTTATAACACTTTCGGTTACTTCTAAACTAAATTCATGCATTTTAACTCCAAGGTTATAGCAAAAAAAGGTATTTTTATTATATGACTAAAACTCCGTATGATGAATATAAATGTGTTGCAGATAAATTAATGAAGAAATTAGGTACTGATCTTATTTCAAATACTATTAGATTAAAGATTTCTGAAAAACTTATTACCCTTAATCCAACAAAGGTAGAACAGGAAGATGAACATGTAACTTTTACAGGGTTAGATGCCGAAGGTTTTATTCCTCCAGCATCTTCATCTTCCCCTTTGTAGTCTTGCCTTATTTCTGGCAGCCTCTGAAGCAATATGCGCATCATGAATTTTCTTTTTCATAAATGCTAAAGTTACTCCTTGTGTTATTTCATCTTGTTTTATAAACCATAAAGGATCTTCACAAAATTTATCTTCCCACAAGTAATAGCACGTCAGCGCAACCCCATCAGAGGCATCTAAAAAGACTTTACTTTAGATGCAATTGAATCAGATGATTCAAAACCAGAGAAACTTAAAATTTTTGCTGATAGTGTTTCTATTTCACCTACTCGCAAAATCCTATTAAGAAGTGCAACAGGGGTAGTTACTTTGTATTCAGCAATAGCATTTGCATCTCTCCAAAGTAACTGCTGTGTTTCAGGATTTATTGTACAATTTATTACAATGGTTTCTGAAAATCCGATGTTATCTCCGGTAGCTTGATATTTCTGTCTAGCTTGTTTAAGCTCTTCGGTAGTGATCGGTTTGATCAGCCACTTAATCCCAGGGAATCTTGGTAAATCCACTTCTTTCGTTTCTTCTTTCTGGATCCCACTAACGAGTTGAAAGAAGGATTTTTTTTGTTCTGGCTCTTTATTCATAATTTTTCTCCTTGAGAAAATGAGGTTATCAATCAATTTTTGTATATTTCCTACCATTAACAGCAGAAGATATACATTGTTTTTCATCTTTAGTACAAATGAGTAATAATGAACATAGGGATTCGACTATTATTTTATTGGTATCAAAAGAACTTTTGAAATTTCTTACACGAAAATGTTTTGTAATTAGGGATATTGCTTCAAGATTGCTTATACCTAGCACATAACAAAGCATATTTGAAAGTTTCCCGTAAAAATCCAGTTGCTTGGATTTGATGTGACAGGTAATAAATTTTTCTTTTAAACAATTTTCAATTGTTTTAGCTATAGAAAGCCCCTCTTCCTTGCATAAGTTTTTTAAGAGTTCGCAATCTCTTTTACTAAGGAAAGTAACTTTCGCATATGCGGGAGTTTTATTGGATTTTCTGGACATTGGCTGGTCCTCTTTGATACATATCAAATATACTAAAAAATTACACATAAAATAAAATTATTTACATTATGTGTAATTTTCAAAATGATTTAAGATAGATTTGCATAAGATAACATATCAATTGTACCATAAATAGAAAGTATTCCGCAACGAAAGCATACCGTAGATCGGTCAGAAATATACTCTTTTGCAGTACTTCCTGCCCCACCATCTAGGGCATAAATACCATTCAAGTACCAAGTTCCATCTAGATATCTAGATTCTCCAACTGAATAGCTAGGGATATCTCTCCAATCAATGAATTCAAAATTCTCAATTGAAATAAAACGATCATCCATTTTTAATGCGTCTTCAAGTCGTAATTTAATAACAGATTTTGCAAAACTTGGGCTTTCTTTGAAAAGATCCTGTAACTCGAAGCCATAGTTTTCACTATAAATAGGGTTTAAGAATCTTTCGGTATGAATAACTTTCCATACACTCTGTACGTAAGCATCTTCACCATCAACTTTAGTGGATGAGATATGACCAGTATCTGTCATTCTATACGTTTTAGTTGGTAAAACTGACATAATTATATAACCTCTTCTCCAACATTAAGTTGAAGATTTGTTCTTGATACAACATCACATACAAAATAACGATCTCCACCGTTAAATCGCATACAAAGTACTCGATCATTGACTTTCAATCCATTCCAAAGTATGACTTCTTTTGCCTTGATTTCATGTAAGTGGCCATCCGTGCCCGCTGTACCGTTATTAGTTACTACTCCAGGAACTGAACTCACCGTTACGGCAACCGTGATACCTGTTTGGCTATTAGCTACTCCAAAATTACTTAATCCAGTGGCTGTAATAGTATCATATGATTCCTCGGTGTCTGTCCACTTGTCATCTGTGGTTTTACTGCCATTTGGCAAAATTACTTTGTATTGTTTACAGGAAGATCCAAGTATAAAATACTCTTCACAAAGTGCTCCAACGTCATCAATGGTTATCACTAAAGGATTTACATTTTCTACTGTACCATATACAATTGCTGTAGATTTTACAGAGGTATATACCGTATCAATGGCTTTATGTATTTTTTGCATCAATTCTTGTAATGTCATACAGCAGTATACTCCAGATTTCTAGGGGGAGAAAAAGCAATTTCCGTTTTTAGCATATATTCCATGGAAGGAATCAAGCCTAAATCTACTTGCAATTTTGCATTTGAGACAGATATTTTTATTGTAGCAATTGCAAGCCAATAACAATTAAATGGGTTTTTAACAATGTGTATTAAAAAGTTTGTTTGTAAATGTGACAATTCCTTAGAAATTTTAGCTGTATCTATAGCAGAAGTAACTAAGGAAAAATTAGTTTTTGTGGTTTCAGTAGAAAGGAAAACTAGATCTCTAGCAAAAGTTTCTGGTTTAATAACATCTGCCGAAGTAAATAAAAAGTTTTTATCTCTTATCCCATATTTTGCTTGCGAATTTAAAAAGGCAGTAAAAGCAACATCTTCCACTGTACTTACTGGAGGGTAAGAAGCACTTTCTTTATAGGTCTTTACATCTTTACCTTCTTCATTCTTCATTGTTACTTCTTCTATGAAATTAAATTCATTTATAATATCAGAACCAGAACTTTGTATGTTATAACCTGTTATAACCTCATTCTCTTCTAATTCGAGTAAAGGATTACAGTCATAACTTTTATATTTTTTAGCAAGATATTGAAATCTTGAAGTAATATGTAAAGTATAACCAGTATACGTATTATCTATATTATCTTCAAAATAGCAACAAGGTATAAAATGGTTATAAGCACTAGAAGAATTTGTACTTAAACTTGTTAGATTATTTTTTATAAACCATCGGGTAAAGAAATTATCCATTGAGGCATATAATATTTCTGATAATTTTTTATTTTGGAAAAAAGACGGATCCACTGAAAATGAAAATTCGGGGTCTTCAAATGGATGGATCTTTCCTTTCAATAATGCTATACCACTTTCCATTAAATTTTTTACTGCAAAGTTATTAGAATTTTTTTCTAAATCTAATAGTTCTTTTTCATCAAATCTATCTATAACAATGGAAACTTTATCAGAAGATTTTGAATTCATGGTAGCATTTATAAAATCTATAACATTAACTAATGTTAATTTCAATTTTTCTTTGTTCCCTGCTTTTGCATTATCAATCGCACTATATCCGACTTGTTTTGAGATTGAATTGTAAGCGAGATATGGGCATTTAATTCTCTCAAAAGAGTTAATTAAATTAAATGCTTTGACTTCAAGCAAATCTTGCGATCCACCCACTTCTTCAACATTTCCAACAAAAATTGGGGATTCTTCAGTATTCAAATTTTCAGTATCATATTCATAAGACTCTGAAACATATGCTAGATTTTTTACAATAATTACTGTTGCACCAATACGTATAAATTTGTTATATAGGGATTGTGTTGTATAAATAGGTAAATTATCACTTTGATTGCTGTTCATTGTTCTTGCAAATTCAAGAGCACTTCCGGACAACCCTTCACTAAATGTGAAGTTTTTTACAGTGAAACTTGCTGAGGATGACTTTTTAGTTGCAAAAAAATCATTTAGCTCTAAGGTTAAATCAGTGGCATATTCTGAGAGATCTAATTCATACCTATAGCATTTAACAGATCTTCCACCAATTACACAAACTTCATAAATTTCTTCAGATTTTCCATCTGCGGTTTTAGTAAAAAATTTCTTATCAAATCTAAAAGCCAGAGGGTCCATATAAGCAGATTTAAATACTCCCTGGTACTCTGTTACAGGTATGAAACCAAAAATTTTTATAGTATAGTAATTTGTTTCGAGTTCCATATCAATTCCCAGAAGAAATTTTAGTGGTATTTGTGGTCCATCCACGCTTGCCTGTTGAAGTGTTTTGGACACAAAATGAATTTTTATTTTTAGCTAAGACCTTGCAAGTCTCTTTTGAAAATTTTACTTCATTAGTTCCAAAATATAGTTCTTCTATTTTAGAGTCAGTCAAATATTTTTTACATATACCTGAGACTATGACTATATCCCCGATACAATATCCTCCTTTAGAAGTTGCGCGAGCACTGATAACTTTTCTAAAATCCTGGTTTGATTGAAGATTGAATTTTATCATAGGGCGAAATTCTTTTAATTCTAGAGTATACCAAATATCCAAAGATTTTGCTTTATATGACCAAGTTAGATGTGGAATGTACATTCTTTCTACTGAAATATATTCAGATTTGGTATAATTTCCACTACCATCTAGATTTCTGGAAAGTTCTTCCGTTAAAGTTAAACGAACAGGCACTAAAAGTTCTTCGGCAGATTGGAAAAAGTCTACGTAATACATAGGTTCTTTCCAAGAATCCCCGGTTGCTAAAGGATCCTCTGGAGTAAATGGAAAATAAGATTCAAATGTTAAATTTCTCGGAGAAGCAAATTTGGTTATACTGTGAGTGTAGCCATTGATGGTTGTAAAATATTCCGTGTTATCCGTAAATTTTTCATTAAAAATAGGAGGTATAACAGGTAATTTTATAGATGTACCATCTGAATTCGTACCTAAAGTAAATCTTATTTTCATATCAGTAATTCTCCAAGATGACCTGTTTCATCTATAAGGCGTAAGTTGCTTTTATTAAGTTGTACATTATATTGTCTAGAATCAATATTCGAGTTGTTATAGTACTGGTTTCTATTTAAGATATAATCTTTAATACTTTGTATGTAATCTTCATCTGCTTTTCCTACCTTATTGTCAATAGAGCTTGTATCTTTTCCTATTTCCCCTAAAGCTTTTCTAATTGACTCTAGCAAATTAAAAGATTCTGGCTT